CACTTACGCTTATTATTACCGTAACGATTCTACTTGACACGGTGGTAATAATGTGATTTTATGGATACATGCCAGCCGGTAGACCGACGAAGTACAAGAAGCAGTATTGCGAAGAAATCATTCGGTTTTTCGATGTACCTCAGACAAAAATCCAAAAAGTAACACAAATAACAGCCTCCGGCGTAACAGAGTTTAACAAAGAAGTTCCAGAGAATCTACCAACCATCATAGGATTTGCTCGTAAAATTGGCGTCTTATCGGAAACCTTGAAAGAATGGGCCGACAAGTACGAAGAATTTTCCGTATCGTATAGGAAAGCCCTTGAATTAGAAAAGGAATTTCTCATTCAGAATGGCTTGAAAGGATTCTATCAACCCAATATTTTTCAGTTTATAGCATCAAATCTCACCGACATGAAAAACAAGGAAACAAAAGAACACACTGGGGCAGATGGAGGACCTATCCAAACAAAGGTCACAGTGGAGTTTGTAGATGCAGAATAATATTCGTGTTTCTATCCCTAAAAAACTCCAATTCCTTTTCACCCCTTCTCGATATAAAGTTGCCCGTGGAGGCAGAGGCTCCGGGAAGTCATGGTCTTTTGCCAGAGCCTTACTTATCCTCGGTATCTCCAAGAGAGTGCGTATCCTCTGCACAAGAGAGATACAAAACTCAATCAAGCAATCAGTCCACAAGTTATTAGCAGATCAGATACAACAACTCGGATTAACAAGCTATTACACGGTCCTTGACAATGAGATACGAGGCACCAACGGAACAGAGTTTGCCTTTGTAGGTTTATCCTCACTAACCGTTGACACCATCAAGAGCTTTGAAGGGTATGATATTTGCTGGGTAGAGGAAGGCCAGGTAATCTCAAAGCGATCATGGGACATCCTCATTCCGACAATTCGTAAAGATTGCAGTGAGATATGGATAAGCTACAACCCAGACCTTGAGACGGATGAGACACACCAGCGCTTTACTGTCAAGCCGCCAAACAACTGTATTAACGTTGAGGTTAACTGGAGAGATAACCCGTATTTTAACGATGTGTTAGAGACTGAGCGCCTGCACTGTAAGGCCACCAACCCCGATGATTATGAGAACATTTGGGAGGGGAAATGCAGACCGGCAGTAGAGGGCGCAATCTACCACAAGCAGATTATGGAGGCAGAGGAAAACGGGCATATCTGCAACGTGCCGTATGACCCTATCTTATCTGTCCATGTGATTGTTGATCTGGGTTGGGATGATAGTCTTGGATGCGCTTTAGTGCAACGGCAATCATCAGAGGTACGATTGATTGAGTATCTTGAGGTATCCCATACCACATTACCAGAGTTATCAAGCGAGCTAAAAACACGCCCCTATAACTGGGGCCGTGTCTGGCTCCCGCATGATGGATTTGCAAAAACATTAAACGCAGGAGGCAGGAGCACTTATGACATTATGACGGCCTTGGGTTGGGTATGTGCGCCGAGAGAGGAAATAGTTGAAATGTCAGTCGAGGAAGGGATCAGGCACACCCGCATGATGTTTGGCAGGATGTACTTTGATGCTACCCGATGCCACGCCATGCAAGCACCGCCGAATGTGGGAAATGTCAGGCACACCCTCTTGTCATGGAGATTGATTGAGTGCGTCAAACGATACCGGAGGCATGTAAACCGGGCCACCGAGACAACACAGGCACCCTTAAAGGATATGTATGCACATGGGGCAGACACCTTGCGCTATGTTGCCATAAACGCAGACAAAATGGAATCAAGGGGTAAGATTGGTAAGGCTTTGCCGAATGTTCCAAGAGTAGCCAATACATACGCTTATAACCCACAGATGCGAGGTGTTATCCGATGAGTAAATGGATACAGGTGTTCAGAGGCAAGGAACGGCGCAAGGACCAGGAGCGCTGGGCTTGCTGTGGTTGTGGCTCGACCTTCGAAGGCGATCACAACACCCACCCGCCGAATGGTGTTTGTCAGTGTGCCGAGTGTAAAGGCCACCTTGGGAACACGGAATTATATCGCAGGAATTACGATCGCATAAATTGGAGCGGGATAAATGGCAAGGCGTAAACAGCAAGACCCTGAGTTAATCACCGACCCGAAGGAACTTGAGGAACGCAAAGAAGCGGCTACGGCGTATGGGGATGAAAACCCCGATATGTATGTGGAATATTGCCACGAATGCATAAAAGAGAGTGAGAAGGCCACCCATGACATACGCTATCTCTGGGATGAGTGCTACAAGGCATACCGGGCCAAGATAGATTACAGCAATAAGCAGGATTGGCAGGCCAAAGTCATAACAGGTGACATGATGGCCGTTGTCAAGCAGGCTACCGCTATTGTCAGGAAGGCATTTCGTCAGCCCGATTGGTTCAACGTAGACCCCCAGGGCGATGATGACGCAATAACCGCACAATTCAACCGAGAGCTCTTAACCTTTTGGCTCAACCAGCAACACGGGAAATTCGGGACCAAGTTTAGTGATGCTTGCGAGTTAGGCTTCGCTATCGGGCAATCTCATGAGATCATCCCTCGTTGGGAAGATGGAGTTGGATTGACCTTCGACCTTGTACCTCCCTGGCAGATACACCGCGATCCTGATGCAAGCCCCCGCGATCCGTGGAGTGGAAACTATTGGATTCACACGGAATGGCTGGACTTGTGGAGAGTAAAGGCATTGGGAGAGAATGGGCGCTATGTCAGGCTTGAAGATGTGACAGCCTCAGAGAACCAATGGCCTGCAGGAGAGAGCCAGGAAAAGAGGGCAAGACGGAAAGGGCAGTACCATCAACGGAATACCTACCGACAGTCCGTGAAGGTTATCGAACAGTGGGGCGTGGTACTTGACAAGCAGGGCAATATGCTACTACCCAACGCACGTTTCATGGTTGCCGGTGATGTGCTTATTCTCAACCCGGAACCTTCGCCGTATCCTACGCTACGCTGGCCAGGTGTATCGTTTTCCCCCATGCCAGATATGTTTGCTTTCGAAGGCCACGGATTAGTTGAGTCAAGCCTGTTTCTGTGGCTCATGTCATGCAATCTCATGAGCCTACACATTGATGATCTTAACTGGCGCGTCAACCGGATACGGGAGATCAACCGTTTTCTCATGGAAGACCCAACCGACGTAATTATTGAACCTGGAAAACCGATATTCAGGGCTGAAAATGCACCATTGACCGGAGAGATTATTCGTGATGCCTACGTTCAGGGCAGGAACACGGACGAGGTGCTTGCAATCCTCCAATACTACGACAGCAAACGGGAAAACGGCTCATTCATCAACCAGTTTGTTGCAGGACTTCCCGGACAGCGAAGTAACATAACGAAGGGCGAGGTTGAGATCAAGACAGAACAGTCCATGGGTATCTTCGACAGCATAGGCGAGGATATAGAGGAAGCAGCTATTCACGTTATCAAGGCAGTTCTTGAAACCATCATACCGAATTGGAGCGAATACAGCTACCCGCCAATATCGAGGGTGTTTCCGAACAACCCGGCGTTTGCCGCGTTTGCGCAAATGGGACCGGAGGAACGCAGAGAGATGCTTGAAGCAAACTGCGACATCACGGTAAGCGGTGTCACGGCCCAGATTAAAAACAGTGACCTCATACCACGCCTGCAATTTATGATGCAGAAGGCGGAAAGCCAGTTATTCGGTAAGTATTTCAAACCGTATGAACTTCTGAAGGAGTCAAACACCGTTTTAGGTTTTTACGATCCCAAGTTTATAGTGACCCCGGAAGAAGCAGACCAGATTGAACAGGTTGTCTCCCAGATGGAGGCAGAGGCAATGATGGCGCAGGAAGCGGCCAACAACGTCGTGCAGATACCAGGGCAGAAGCAGTTACCGCAGGGAGGTATGTAATGCCAGCAAAAAGCAAGTCCCAGAGAAGGCTCATGGCTATGGCCAAATACGCACCCGAGAAGATAAGCAAGAAGAACAAAGGTGTTTTGGATATGACAGGCAAGCAGTTATCAGACTTCGCCAGCACACCGGAGAAGGGATTGCCGAAGAAGAAGGGGAAGAAGTATGCAGACTGACATCTTAACCGGACAGCCAAAGACCTTTGACATCAATCAGAAACGCCAGCGAGAGGAAAAGATTCTTGAGGTTCAGATAGACAAGGGCATGGAGGCGGAAAAGAGGTTGTCGAGCGAGGAAGGCAGCTATTTTGTTAATCTCGTCCTGGACAAGCTCACCCAGAGGATCAACATACTCGTACAAAACGACTCAGAGGCGACAACGCTGGTGAACATGATACGCAGCCTGAATTATCAGGTTGATATAGGACATGCAGCAGCAGAAAGGCTGTTGATGATACGGAGAGAGAAGAAATGAAGGCAATCAACCGCCCCCACAAGGACACGCGGATTGAAATAAAAGAAAGGCCAGCCCCGACACGGACACGCTGGAAGGTGACACAATGGCAACAACGGTAACGGCTGAAATGTTAAACGGTGACGGAAAAGATACGAAGGACACACTTACCACCTCCCTTGATGCCAAGGAAACAGATGGTAAGCCCCCGGAAGGTATCGAGCCAAAGCCCCCGCTTGAAGGATTCGGAGAAGTGGAGGAAGAGGACAAGCCACCAGAAAAGCCCTTGAAGTACAAGAGCCACGAGGAAGCGGAGAAAGCATACCGCGAGGCCGAGAAGAAGCTCCATGAATCGACCACTGAAACATCAAAGCTCAAGAAGGTTGTCGAAGATCTGCAAAAGCGGATTGATGGAGTGGAAAAGAAGGCCGACCCCAACCAGAAAGGCAAGTGGGAGGTTGAGCAGGACCGGATACTCAACGCAACGATAGACGCAGCCAACAAACTATCGACGGATGACCCGGACTACAACATGAAACTGGCTAAAGTATGGATGAAGGGACAGGCGGATATTGCCAAGATAGCCGCGCAGGAAGAACGGGAACGCGAGAACGACCTGAAAGTTATTAACACCACGGTAGATAAGGCGCTTGAAGCGGCAGAACTGGACAAAATACCAGGGATTCAGCAGTTGTTCTGGGCGCAGGCGGCATGGGCAGACAAGAATCTGTCTCTCGACGAGCAGATTACCTGGACAATCGCTCAGTGCAAGGCAATCGTGGACGGCATAAGGGGCAAAGAAACCGCCCGTTATCAGGAAGAACAGAAGAACCGCAGCAAGTTTGACATCTTGCAGCGTGGAGGTAAACTGGTTTCCAAAACAAGCCAGGATGAAGGCACACAGACAATGGGTGACGCAATCCGGGCTGTCAAGGAACGGAGAAAATTGAGATAGGAGGTATTTTCCATGCCTGAATGGACTTGGAATTACGATACAGCGACCGGTACTTATAAATCGCACACGATCAGTTCAAAGCTGAGAGAGCAAGCGGTTGTTGAGTCCGTCTTTGCTGATTTTGTACGGCCAGAGCCAGGGTTCGGACGGAAGAAAGGTGAAACGATCACCATTATGCGTTTTGACGCTCTTTCCATCCCGACCAGTGCGGCTCTCACAGAAACAGAGCGCATCCCCATTGACACGATGACCCAGACAAGCGTCGGCATCACGGTCTACGAATATGGCCGTGGCGTGGCGTTCACTCACATCAGCCAGCTTTTAAGCAAGTTTGACCCCGAGGACAGGATTCAGAAAGCCTTAACCGAGCAGATGAGGAAAAGCCTTGACCGGCTCTATGCTACTGCAATGAAAACGGTTTATCTGAAGTACATCCCGACCTCATTGACCGGAGGCACATTTGACGAGGACGGCACAGCCTCCACATCGGCAACCTCAAATCTCACCGTGGCGCACCTTGCAGCCATCAGGGATGCTTTTGCTGATACCTACATCGTTCCGCCCTACGAGAACGGCGATTATATCGGCCTCATCTCCACAAAGGGATTGAGGGGTATTAAAAATGACCCTACCTTTGAAACCTGGAAACAGTATCTCAGGGAAGGCGACGTGCTCCACAACTCGGAAGTGGGAAAGATCGAATCAATACGCTGCATCGAGGTCAAGGACACCACAAACCTTGCCAACAACAAGGGAACCGGCTCAGTCCTGGGCGAAGCGGTAATCTTTGGCGACGACTTCTGTGTCATGGCAGAGGTGGAAACACCGGAAGTAAGGGCACAGGTAAACATGGGACAGGACTTCGGCAGGGTACACGCTGCCGCATGGTATGGAGTTCTCGGCGCCGGTCTTTCTTGGAGCGCAACAGCGACAGCCGGTAAGGTAAAAGGAGTGCATATTACATCATCGTGATAATTGAGGAATTTATAATGTTGCCAGCGAATGACAGTTGTGGTACAATAAAATATCACATATTGATATTCGTAGAAGGAGGGCAACATGACCCCATTGAAAAAGGGAGTAACGAAACACTGTGAACATTGCGGAAAAGAGTTTTATACAAGACAGTCAAGATGTGAGACGAAACGATGGTGTAGTAATGAGTGCTATTTGGCAGATAGAAGAATTAAAAAGGTGTGTCCTTTTTGTGGGAAAGAGTTTTATTCACCTAAAAAAAGACAAAGAGCCTACTGTTCTGCGGAATGTCGCAAACAGGCAAAGCCAAAACCGTGGAATATGCGAGGGGAAAAAGGAGATAGATTCCTCTCTCGCCACGGTTACATTTATATTCATGTACCAGATCATCCGTCAGTACGTCATAAAGAGGATAAGAGGGTATATGAACATCGCCTTGTCATGGAAAAGCATCTTGGACGCTTTTTGGAACCGTCTGAATTGGTTAGACATAAGAATAGAATCAGATCAGACAACCGCATTGAAAATCTTGAACTACGAAACTATAAAAATACTCCTAACAGCAGTGGGTATAACTGGGTGTATTCGCCAAATCATCCTATTGTGCAAGGGAAACAATATAAAAGCATTACCGAACACAGGATGGTTATGGAGAAGCATCTTGGAAGGTATCTTGAGCCTAATGAGTTGGTTCACCACAAGAATGGTATCAGAAATGATAACAGGATTGAAAACCTTGAATTGTGGGTTAGAAAGGGACATCCAAACGGCTCAAGAGTTGATCAAAAGTATGTTGACGAGATTTCAAACCTACGTCAACGAATTACCCAACTTGAAAGAGAGTTGGCAGAATTGAGAAAGGAGGCATAAACCATGCCATATTCAAGCCAATCAGTAATTAACTGCATTGACCCGGCAATCGGCTCAGAAACCGCAATCGGCAGCGCGAAGAATAAAACGGTTTACATGGATGTTAACCATCCCGCCACACTGTACGCGGTGGGCGTGCTCATCACCGTTGCAACGTCTACCGACGCCGCAACATGCACCGTGACGCGAAGGGTAACGCCAGGAAGCGATACCAATGCC